TCGACGTAGCCGACGCGATGGTGGCGTCGGTCCCGCCTGTCGTCCAGAACAACACGACCTTGCCCGCCGCGGTCAGCGCCAGGTAGTAGGACTGGTTGCTGGTGGCGACGTTGTACTTCGCGAGGATCTGGTAGCGGGTCCCGAGCGGCGGCAAAGCGACGGGTGCCTCGATTTCGACGGCAAGGAAGATGTCGCCGACGATGTCGAGGGCGGCGTTGTCGGGAGTCGTGGCCCGCCCGCCCGTGTTGCCGGTGAGGTTGAGGTAACGGGGCCCGGCGTCGACCGACACCCGGCAGCCCATCCCCCGCTTGACGTACGGGTACCACGGGCTGTTGGGGTTGCGGGGCGACAGGTAGCCGTCAGTGTTGTCGAACACCACCGACGTGGTCATAGGGACACTCTGGGAGGCTTCGTCGGGGCGGCCACGACGGATCGACGGTGGCGACATGCGCCGCACACGTTTCGACACATCAACCCAGGTGCCGTTGACGTCGAGTTCGACAACGACCGGGAACGTCACCACCCGACCCGCACCCGTTGCCCGCCCGCCACCAATTGGATCTCCCCAGTACGGATACCCTTGTTCACCATGTGGAACAGGGCGCCCTCGCCGGTGATCTCCATCCGGATCACCGTCGGGACGGCCCCGCCAGCGATAGCGCCCACACCGCCCATCGGTCTCGACACCGTCGGATAGATGTGACCATCCTGGTCAGGGACGAACCACTCGGCGTGCTTCTCACCGACGATGTACGCCTCACCGGACCGGACCGGGCCACCATGCTGGCGGCCAGCCCGAGCCAACGCGTTCGCGGCTGCGGCGGCACCAGCCACGTTGATGTAGACCGTCGCCGTCTTGCCGTCCAACAGATCCGCGGCACGGCGCACGATATTGAAGGTGCCCGTCGCCCGATCCGTAGCTGACACCCGCACATTCGGGCGCTGCCGGCCAGCGTTGACCGCCGCCTGCTGCACCTTGGATAGGGTGCCCCGGACCGCGTTTCCGCCCCGCTCCGACACCCGCACCTCCGGATCGGTTTCGCCCAGTGTGTTAGCCGCCTTAGCGGTCGTGTCGAACTGGCGTGCCAACGTCGCCGCCGTCGAGCGCGAAATCAGGCCCTGCGCCACCCACTCGTTCAACATCGACTTGGCATCGAACAGATTGACCGTCCCATCCTTCACCGCCGCCGACAACTCCGCGGTCGCAGACTTCACATCGAGCGCCGACTTGCCTGCCTTCAACTGGGCGTCGGTCAACGCCTGCTGCGCCCCAGCGGCCTCGAGACTCGACGCCCCATGGTCACGGACCGCCGCCGCCAACTCCATCTCCGCCTTCATCACATCCACCTGAGCCTGATGGTTATCCATCAACGCGTCGGTCGCCCCGAACAACGGATCGAACAGACCAGAGAGAGTGTCGAGATATTCCTTCAACGCGGTCTCGGCGTCGCTGGTCGCGTCGGCCTGATCGCCCATCCCACCAGCGAGCTCATCGACCCCGCCCTTAGCGGTACGGGACTGCGTATCGACCTCGGTAAGGGCCGCGTCGTAATCGTCGAGCATCCCCTTCAATCTCGAAGCCGGCAAACCCTGCTCTTCCAAAGCTGCGGTAACGGCTCGAAACGCGGCCGCTGCGGCATCCGGATCCCGTCGAGCTAGCGACGCCAACGCCTTATCAACGTCATCGATGGTGTTCTTGGCACGATCCAGGCTTCGGGACTCGCTAGCGAATGTGCCACCGAGAGACAACACCTGATCCGTGATGTGCTCGATGTCGTCGCCGACAGATGGGTCGACGACCTCACGGAACGCCGACCCGAGCTTGTCGAAATTCTCGCCAAGGAACCTCGCTGCCTCGCCTCCCACCCGACCGGAGTCTCCAAGCCTCAAGAGATCGTTTTCTAGTTTGCTGATATCAGCCCGGGCAGGGGCGAGCGCGTCGCCGAGCTCTTTGAGACCGAAGACGACAGCTCCGATACCTGCAGTGCCCGCTGCCGCACGTGCAATACCAGCTAGACCACCCATCCGGGTAACCAGTCCCGACACCGCTACCGCAGCGTCAGCGAACCGGGACCGCATGGTGATTGCCTGCCCGATCGTGAACGACAATGCACCCGCCGCGACCAGGGCGACGGATCCGAAGGTGGCGAACTTGCCGATCGCGTTCTGGGCTGCCGGTGACAGCTCGTTGAGCTTGTCGCTGCCCGCATCAACAACACTGAACAAACTGGTGAACGCGTCCACGGCGCCGGTACCGACACCTTCGACGACATCGCCAAGCTCGTTCTTCATCCGCTCGAGCGACCCGGCGAACGTCTTACCTTCCGTCTCAGCGAACCCGCCAACCGACGACCGCAGGGCATCGACGGTCGCACCGAACGCGTCAGACTTGAACGCCGCTTCGTCGATCGAGATACCGGCCCGCTTCAACGCCCCGGCGTTGCCATCGACGGCCTTCGACGCCAACGTGAACGCCGTAACCTCATCAATGCCCTTCTTGCGGGCGAGATCGACGATTAGCGGGGTGAGCTCCTTGATCTGGTTGGCGTCGAGTTTGCGTTGAGCGAGAACCGCCTGACCGGCCACGATCGCGTCAGCGTCCGCGGCGGTGACGTCCTGGATGGCGTCTGCTTGTTTCCGGAACCCTTCCGCTGACGCGGCGGACAGCTTGGGGTTGTTGGCGATCGAGTTCTGTAGCTTGCGGAACCCGAGCTCGGCGTCCTCCGACGCGAGGGCGGCCTTCCCGAGTCCGAACAGGGCGGCAGCACCGAAGGCAACCATGCCAGCCCCGGCGGTGGTGAGACCCTTGCCCCATTTGTCGATCGTCTTCTGCGACTTGCCGAGGTGGTTATCGGTAGCTGCACCGACCGCCGTGATATTGCGGACAGCCCCCCCGGTATCCGCGGTTATCAGCATCCGCAGGGCTTCGGTGAATGCCATCCGTGTCCTCCTGGTGACTCTCAGCCCTAGCGTTCAGTTAGCGATAAGGCGCATACTCAGAAACGTGGAGAAAATGAGTGGCGGACCCATGCAACGCTCAGCCGTTCCAACGATCTGGCAGCAACGCGCCCGCGTAACCGCAGGGCTAGCGATAGCCCTGTTCGTCGTCTTCTTGCTGCTGCGGATACTCGCAGGCGTCCTCAGCTAGTCCCCAAGCGCCCGTTCGATCGGTCCGACCCGCTGGGCGAGAGTGACTGTCTCCGGCCATTGGTAGGCCCGGATACACAGGACGACTAGGTCGTCGACGGTCCCCCACTGTCGGCTTTTGGGGCGGCTTTGACCTCGTAGGCCGAGACGATGTCTTTGAGGTCGGTGACCGTGAGCTTGCGGGCCTCGTCGAACGCGTCCGCGACCTTCATGCGGCGAACGTGGTGCAGGTGAGCGACGACGAGGGCGACGAGGTGATCCATTGACCGGAGCGGATCGAGCTCGAGATAGGACACGGGGCGCCCAGCGACCGAGCAGGCTTTCTCGGCGAACGCCAGCTCTTGGAGGGTGACCGTCTCGACGGTCCATTCGTCGTCGCCAAGCTTGAGTTTCCAGCCGAACGACGTGTCCGTCTCCGCGGCCCTGGCGAACACAGCGTCGAACAAAGTGCCGAGCTGGTCGTCGTAGTCGCCGGCCTGGATCGCGTCGACAATCGCCTGCGGGTCAGCCATGAGTCTCCTCAGAAAATGCGCGCTAGGGATTGGTGGATCCCGACGCGTTGGTAGGCCTTGGGGGCGGCTTTGGCGGCGGCGGCCTTGGCGCGGCGGGCGCCGGGGTCTTTGCCGCGGGTGCCCGGGTGGTTCGCTGAGGCAGCGAAGTCGTCGTCGATGGTCAGCGCTCGCTTGCCGCGGCGGCGCCGTGGCCGGATCGTGTGCGGCGAGGTGGGGTTCAGCACCAAGTGTGCGGGCCCGGTGTACCGGACGACCGCCGTGTCCCCGTAGATCTTGTATTGGACGTTGATGCGGCCTCTCGACTTGCGGGGCACCCGGTGACCGACAACGTCAGCGTTCGCCGAGACGAACGCTAGTTTCGCTGCCATCGCCGCCGCTACCAACGGCCGGCGGGTGTCCTTGATCTCAACGGCCAGCCGCTCGAGTTTCGCTGCCATTTGTTGCGGCGACGACGACACCCCCATCTGGGGCCTCCCGTTTCGTGATCCGATAGCGGTCGTAGCCCGCGGTTGGTGATGGTTTTCCCCCGACGAGACGTGCCGCCTCCACATGAACCGCATAGCAGGCGTGACAACGGAGACCGTCGGCCTTGTAGGCGAAGGCGTTGTCTTTCTGCATCGACTCGTCGAGATCCTGGCCGCAGCCCTGACAGGTGCGGACTTCTTTGGCAAGCCAGTCGTAGATGGCCTGCCGGTCCTCACCTGTCCATTGGGGTTCGCCTGGGTAGACGACCCGCCCACGGAACACCGATAGTGGTATTCCGCGGGGGGCGCAATAGTCGATCTCGACCTGTTCGCCCAGCGGTCGGTCAGGCCATGCCATCAGGCGACGGTAGCGACGGCGATCGAGGGAGCCGTTGATGGGTAGAACTTGACCTTGTAGGTCCGGGGCGTGTTCTCGGACGTCGGGTCCATCTGTGGGATCCCGAACTTGCCGGGGAAGACGTCGACGGTCTGAGCGGCTGAGTAGGCGGCGGCCGCGCCACCCTGGGCGTCACGGGTCACGATGTTGCCGGAGGGTCCCGTCTTGAGCAGGTTGTAGACCGTGTCGCTCGCGGGGACGTCGACCTTCTTGAGCGTCAGCTCGACCGGGCCGCCTCTGGTGCCTGGCACCGACGTGATGTACGTCGATAGGAGGCTCGTGGTCACAACCTCGTTTTCGGTGACGGCAGGCGACCAGCCGGTGGGGATTAACTGGCCGCTCAACGGCACCGCGGTGCTCAGTTCGCTGCTGACATCCGGTGCCGTTGGGACAGCGATGGTGGCCACGTAATCGACGCGTACTTGGCCTTCTGACGGGTAATCGGCCATGTGGCCACTCCTTCTGAGACGCGAAAGGGCCGCCCATCAGGGCGGCCCAGTTGGTTTTACGGGGTGGCCCGAAGGCCGGGGATTACTTGTCGGTGGACGCGGTCTTCTTGGCAGTCTTGGCTGCCGGTTTCACTGGCTCGAACTTCACTGGTTCAGGAGCCCGACCGGGTTCCGCCGGTTCTGGTGCGGGGGCCGGCACCCAGCCGGCGTCGAGATACACCTGGACGTGGAGCTCGTCGTCGGAGTTGGTCTCGAACTGGTGGCCGTTCAGAGGGTTGTAGAGATGCACGGATCCTCCTCACACCCTGACTGCGGCGACGGTGATGCCGGTGACGTCGGTGATGTTGATGGTGATCAGCCCGGTCGCCGGGTCGGCGAGTGCCTGGACCATGGGGCCGATCATCTCCTCACCGGTCGTCGCGGCGATCGTCACCGCGATGTCCGGCAGGGACTGACCGAACGCGTTGAGCGTCGTCGGGGTGACGACAGTGATCACCTCGGTCGTGCCCTGCGTGCTCTTGTACCAGAGGAACACGCGGTCATCGGGTCGGACCGTGTCAGTCGTCGCCGCCGCACCGAGGGTGGGCAACGTGCCGTCGTAAACGATCTGTTGGGGAACAAGTAGGGCCATGCGGTCCTCCTAGGAGATGAAGACGTTGATGTTTACGGCGCGGCCGTACAGGTTCGTGAGCCCAAGCCGGTCCGTGTCGAGAGCGACCGGGCCACCCAGTTGGTGGGCATTGACGTTGAGGCCGCCGAGTGACGGGTCCGCGAGGATCACCGCGAATACTGACCCGGGCCCGTTGTCGATGAGGTCGTAAAGCTCGAGCTGCTTGCGGTCGACGGTTCGAGGGACGAACAGGCCAACCTCGAACACGGCGCGGCGGCTAGCGCCAATATTGAGACTCGTGTATTCGATGACGACGAGGTCGATAGTCGCGGCGGGGTAGTTGGCGTCGTCGGGAATGAGGTTGTAGACCCGTAGCCCGTCGATCGTGTTCAGGCGGGTTTCGAGGCCGTCGCGTACCTGGGCGAGAGTGGTCATGCGGCAGCCCTCATCAGACGTACCGCCACCAGAGCCGGGCGCCGTTGGCGTTAGCAGTGACATTCAAGGTCGCGGTCCCCGGCAACGCCCCCGAGATCGTTCCCGTGTCGAGCAGACAGTGAAACCCACCCGTGGACGTAGGTGCAGCGGTACCGACCGGGACCGGCAAGATGGTGCCGCGGTCGTTTGCCCGTAATTGGATACCGGCGGCGCCTTGGATGACCGCCGCGAGCCAGTAGCGCCCATTGCGGGGAATGACCGCCGAGATGGTCAGGTCCTTGACGCCGGTTGTCGACGCATTGCCGGTGCCGGATGCTTCGGCCAGCAGGGTCGACGGAATGCCGTCGTCGTCGTTGTAGATGCCCATGCGTAGGACACCCGACGCCACGGCGGTCGTGACCTCGCCACCGACCCGGTCCACGGTTCCCGCCGACAACGGAACCGGGAAATACGTGAGCGTGTTCTGAGTCATCGTCTGGACTGTGGTCGCAGCGTCGCTGGAGTTCGTGTAGTAGCGGCCCGACCGGTTCGGGAACATGAGCCGGCTCACCAGATCCAAGAGCGTGAGGGTGGTGACCCCGCCGGCGGTAACGAGGCCGACCTCGGCGGGGTCGGCGGCGGCGAGCTCGGGTAGCGGTAGACCGCCTACGAATATTTCGCCACCGACCGACAGATCACCGAGAACACTGAGGCTGATGGGTGACTGGGGGAGCGTGTCGGTGCCGACCCCGGCCAACACTTGGAACAGCCAGGTGCGGGTGATCGTCTGAGCGGTGGCGGTGAATGTCGCTTGGACGTCGAGGTGGTAGGTACCGGACGGGACGCCGTCGAGTTCGCCAGTTGTGAAATTGATGGACAGGTTGGGTGCCGTCGCCGCACCTGTGAACCCAGTGGTCTTCTCGACGAGGAACCCGGAGCCGGTGCCGATCCGGGCCCGGAACGTCCACCCGGACGTGAAGTTGTAGAGGGTGCCGTTGGGCTGATACCAGGTGATCGAAACAGGTTCGAGCTCGTCGGTCCGGGTGTAGCGGAGAACGCCAGTCATCTAGCTGACCTCCACTCCATGGGAATCCGGGCCGGCTGTGACCGCGTGAACATCGAACGTGACCAAGTCGACATCCGGGCCGGCGGTGACCCCGTAGCTGTCCGAGCGGGCGATGAGCGGGTGACCGGACGGGATCGGCAGGTTGTCGGTCAGCACGACGAACGCTGGGAATGCGAGACCGATTGTCAGAGTTGTTGGCGCTGCCCCAACTGAGACCGCGGTCTGGGGGATCACGAAGGCTCGGGCGATAACCGCTGGGGTGGCTGTGGCGTCACCCGCTGCTCCACCGTCGGCGGTCACCTGAGGGACAACAAAGGCAAGGGCTATTACCGACGGCGCCACGCCGACCGAAACAGCCACCTGCGGGACCACGAACGCCCGAGCGATGGCCGACGGCGCCACGCCGACCGAAACAGCCACCTGCGGGACCACGAACGCCCGAGCGATGGCCGCTGGGGTCACGCCGACCGACACGGCGACCTGGGGAACCACGAACGCCCGAGCGAGGACAGCAGACGCGGCGTCCACTGAGACCGCGACCTGGGGGATAGCGAACGCTTGGGCTATCACGGCGGGCGTGGCATTGGCGGCTCCACCTCCGCCGTCGGCCGTGACTTGTGGAACGTCGAACTGGCGGGCGATAACCGCTGGTGCGGCCCCCACATCGACCGCTGATTGGGGCACCGTGAACGCTTGAGCGATAGTGGCCGGCGTTACGCCAACACTTACCACCGACTGTGGGACGGTAGCGGCTAGTGCGATAGTGGCCGGATTGACGGTGGCATCACCCTCCGCAGCAGGGCCAGCGTCGGGTGGGGCGGGCCAGCGGCCGGGGAGATAGGGTCGGAGGTCAGGGTTGATCCGCCCTGGCATGCGCCGGTCCAGAGTCGGCCACCCCGACGAGTCGGCCACGAGACGCAACCGGAAGAAGACCATGACACCGGCGCCGTTGGCGCCGCCGGTGGTGAGTGTGAACACGCCGTCCGGGCCCGCCGACGCGGTACCCGACGTGTAGGTCTGGTCGATGCTGTGACCGCGAAGGTCGGTGCCGCCAGAAGTTGTACCGTTCCAACGGGTGGTGGCGGCACCGAATGTGACACCCGAGACGGTGGCCGTCATCGGCACCGTTGGGGTGCCGACATCGCCGTTTACCGCGGCGAACGCCCCGAACCAGTCACCAGTAACGAAATCGATGGTGGTACCGGATGCCGGCGGGTCGATGCCAGTGCTACCGATGGTGTCGTCGACAGCGGTAGCGCAGACCGGCGTATCCCAGGTTTCGTCCGCGCCCTTCGAGTAGGACGCGGCGCCGACCATCGTGATGTTCGGGAGACCCGACAGATCGATCGTCGGCATCGTCCAGACGCCGTCGTACTCTCGGAAGAACAGGGCCGCCCGAATGTTCCCGGCGTCGTTACCGGAGTCGGTCAGCCCGGTGTTGTTGGCTTCGTTGTTGGCCGGGTCTTGCCAGCCGGTCGGAGGATTGGTCGCGATCGTGGTCGCCGCGTACTTGACGATGACGCCGTAAACCACCATGTCGCCGACCTGGGTGCCGGTAGGCAGAGCCGGAGCCGAGGTCGGATCGGTCGCGCCACCGGAGGCGATCTGCGTCAGTGCCCGAAAGGCGATGGGCACTTGGACCTCAGTTCAACAGCGACGCGGTGAGCTGATAAACCCTCACATTGTTCGAGGCACTCGAGGCGCTGAAAGCCGCGTTGACCCCGACGGCATTGGCCACGGTCGTGTTGATGGTCGCCACGGTCCGCAGAGCCAAGGTGATCGGGAACGCCGCCGTAACGGAATACTCATTGATCGCCGTCAGGGCGATCTCCAGATCCCCGGAACCAACGATGGTGCCATCCGACGAGCCGGTGTTGGTGAACTTTCCCCGGTATTCCATCCGCCACGGCCAGCTCGTCTGAGCGGCGAGGGTCTGCGCCGCGGTCACACCGAGGACCGACGTGAGAGTGGCAATGCCGCTGGCACCCGGGACGCCCAGGTGGAACCCGAGGATGAGCGTCGGAGTAGCAGTAGCCGACCATTCCCCCTCGGCCTCGATCTTGAGACAGGACCCGGGCCGCAGCACGTTCGCCGGGATGATCGGACACGGCAGCGGGCTGACGTCCTTCTGGGTGGTGAAGGTGTTGAAGTTGGCGCCGATCGCCGGAGCGAACGGGGCGAGCGGGGTCGTGTAATAGGCGTCCATGGTTACGGCGTGAAGTCGAGGGTGACGGCGCCGGTGGCGGCGATGAGGATGGTGAACGTGCCACCCGAGCTGGACGCAGCGGTCACGAAGTCCATCAGGAACAGGAGTTGGTCGGTGGCGGCGGTGCCAACGTTGAAGTAGGTGACGGCAGCCATCGCGTTGGCGATGGTCGACGTAGGCCACGCCGGGTCAGCGAAGTCGTAAGTGAGAGTGCCGGCCGGAGTGATCGTCCAATCGGTGGTCGTAAAAGCGATACCTCCGGCCGAGTAGCCGGTGCCGGTGACCTCATTGGTGATGTCGTCCCGGAAGTCGTGGGTATCGAAGTTGGGGGCGTAGGTGTCAGTGACCATCAAGACCTTGTGGGTCTCGGCTTCCATCGACTGGGCAGCCGTGTCAATAAACATCTTCTCCCAGGTGAGCCCATAGAGACCTGAGGCGGTAATGGTCATTGCTGCACTCCTACGCTGCCGTCGATAGCGGCGGGGTTGGCGACAGCGTCACCGGGACCGAGAGCGTCAGGGCTGGCGTCGCGCAGGGTCCGGTATCGGTAGCGAGCTTCACGTAACGCCAACCTGAGATCGTCGCTGGCGCCTTCGTCGGTGTTCTTGGCAATCCGAAGCTGCTCTTCGAGTTCGACCATCTCCAATTGGGCACGCAGCTTGTCAGTCTCGTCGGACATTGACGTTCACTCCTTGTGCTCGCAGCATCTCCATCACCGCCGACAGCCGCTCAGGCGGCACCTTCACAGTGATGTTGCGGGGTGAGACCTTCACGTCGAGACGTTCGTCGGTCTCGACGTGTTCGACGGTCCCTGAGTCGTCGACGGTGACCTTGGCGCGTTCACCGGACGGGAGAGTGAGCGTCTTGTTGGCGGACCGATGCTTGAGCAACGCCACACCCGGCGGCGGAATCCACAGGCCACCACTCACGCGACGAGGACCTGGTTGCGAACATACCCACGGTCGAGCTTCCCCGTCGCCCGCGGATCAGGCGGCGCGGGAACCCGGATAGCGCCACCGAAACTGTCGAGACCGGCGTTGCCTTCCGGTGATAGGCGGGTCTTTAGTTCACGGTTGGCTTGGATGAGACAGGCCCGATGTACCGGTTTCGGAACCGCGGCCCAACCCCAGGTGCCGGTGATCTCGACCCGGTTCGCCCGACCCGGCATGGTGTAACGGATAGGGAACCGACGGCCGGCGACGGCTTCGACCCGAGTGAACGGGCGGCCGGTCGGCCGGTTCACAGGCTGCAACTGGTAGTCGCTGGCCGCCCACGTGGTCTCGAACGTGCCGTCACCGGCCTCGTCGGTCTTGAGTGACGTGATCGACACCAAATCGTCGATATCGAGTTCGTACCAGTGGCACGCCTCGAACGTGCGGGCCACCGCGACGTCCTGCCAGAAGTGACGGTCGCAGTAGTCATCGATCCAGCGAGACGTCGAGTCGAGGATGTCGCCGAGCTCGACGTCGTCGATCGTGTCCGTGAGCCCAACCGACACCTTGAACTCCGGGATCGTGACGTACGGGGCGAAGGCCATGGGTCAGGGGCAGAGGATCAGGCCGACAGAGAACGTGTGCGAGTTGGCGTTGCCGAGGTCGGCGAAGACTTGGAGGTGGGGTGGCACGAAGTCGTTGGCGACCGTATTCGCCGCCGCCGTGAGCCCAGGACCAATCTTGAGCACATTCGTGGACACGGACGCGATCGCCGTCGACGTCAACAGGTTGAACGTCTTACCCGACACCGGGTCGCGGCCCAGGACGCTCATCGTCAACGATGCCGCGGTGACGAACGCGGTCAGGTCAGTGACCAGGATCAGGCTCCGGTACCGCTTGGCGGTGATGTTGAGATCGACGATCTGGTCCGTGGTCCGGGCAGCGGACGGCAGGACCATGTACGTGCCGATGTCGTTGACCGGGTCAGCCATCGACAGGCTGGCTCACAGCGACCGGTACGACGACGGGCTCTTCGGGCTTGGGCTTGTTCTTGGAGCCCCGTGGGCGACCCAGGCGGCGTTCGGTGACACGGTGAACGTTCGCCTCGACCGTCTCGAACCACTGTTCGCGGCCCTTGACCAACGGGTCCTTGTCGTCGACGAGATCGCCGGCACGGACGACACGTTCGACCTTGGTCTTGTGGTCCGTGAACGCGAACGGGTCGGTGCAACGCAATACCGCCATGAGGACGGCTCCTTCTGTAGATGGGTGACATCGGCAGAAGGGCCGGGGTTTGTGGCCCCGGCCCTTCTTCGCACTCCGGCGGACTAGGCGGCCGAAGGAACGTCCAGCAAGCGGAACCCGGCGTCATTGACAGAGTCGGCGCCGACCCGGAAGTAGGCGTACCAGCCTCGCTGCCCGGTGGGGCGTGCGGTGCCGGCGATGGTGGCGTCGAACAGATGGGGGATGAATTCGACGGTCATTCCGATGCGGTCGGCGATCACGTAATTCGAGAAATCGCCGAAGATCAGGATGAAGTTCGACACCGCACCAGCGACGGTGACGGTGGAGTCCATGCCCTCAGCCTCGAGAGCGTTACGGCCAAGGAGCTGCTGGGGGCGGTCGTTGCCCAACGTGGTCCACAGGCCGGCACCGCCCTGGGTATCGAACCGGCGGATCAAGTTGTAGATGGCGTTGTTCGCCAGCCACGTGGCGTCGGCCCGGTAACGGGCCGGCAAAGCACCCTGCAACGTGTACACGTCGCCGATGGCAAATGTGTCGTCTGCCGCGGCGTTGATCTCCGACGCGGAGCCAGCGAGAGCGGTGACGATCCCGAACGGCTGACCTGAACCGGTACCGGTCGCGAACGCCTGCGCCTCCAACGTCTCCTTACCGAAGACGAGCAAACGCCCCACCTCGGTCGCAACGTTGGCCTCGTCCATCGCAGCCTCAATCGAGATCGGGATGAACCCGGCGCCCTTGTGGATGGTGATGGTCGGCTGAACGAACGTCGACGCGTCGTCCGAGACCGTCGAGGCCTCGGCGTCCCACGAGAACGCCGTCGCACCCGCCGACACGCCGTTCCAGATGTCGCCGGTGGCGACGACCTGGCGGGCCACCTGGCGGATGTCGTTGCGGCTGCCATCCGACGTGATGATCACGCCGGGATCGAGCTGAAATGGCACCAAAAATCCACCCGCGGCGTCCGTCAAGGACATGGCACGGGTATAGGAGTCCTGTTCGTCCGCGGTCAACGTGTGCTGCAGGCCGCGTGCCGACTTGGCGAAAGCCCGAAGGTAGGCGGGGGTCGACGTGAACAAGGCAAGCCGCGAGATGGTGCCCTTGCTGTCATCGAACTCCTCGATGATCTTCGTGGCGCCTTCGCGGCGACGCTGGTTCATGCCCGGCATCTGCTCAACCGCGGACAGGGCCCGCGAACGGAGCTCCTGGCCGACCTCGTCCGGGGTGCGGTTGAAGGTCCGCATCTCGGAGAGATCCCACGGGTTCTTGAACCGGCGGTCCTCGATCGAGTCGGGGTCGAGGATGTCGCGATCGAGCTCGCCCTTGTCGGAGCCACGCTCAATCTTCAGGCCCGAACGGGACGAAGCTGCTTCGACACGGATCTTGACCCGTTCGGCCTCGGCTTCACGCTCGAGACGCTTGCGGTGCTCGTCGAGGTCACCGGACTCGCTGAACAGCTCATCCCAGTAGGTCTCATCCTCGGGGGTCAGGCTACCGTTCTCCGACTTGGCCTTGAGACGCGTGAGTTCGTCTTGGATGTCCTTTAGGCGGTGGACCGCCTGGGTGTGTGTCATCGACACATCGGTGGGCATGGTCATCGCTCCTTGGCGATCGCGGCGGCGACCCTTGCCTTGACCCGGTCGAACTCCTCTTGGAGACGTTCGGGGGTCAATACGGGACGCTGCGCAGGCTTGTAAGGGGGCGAGTGACCATCGGAAGTGCGATCTGCGGCTTCGATGGGCGGCTCAACGGTTTCAGCGGCGTCGACTTCGGCCTCTGCGTCCGGGGTGCCTTCGGCGGCCTCGGTGGGGGTGTCGTCGACGTGCTGTTGTGCGGCACTTCTAATCAAAGCATAAAGGTCCAGGTGCCGCATGGCCTCTTGCTCTTCGAGACTGAATTGGTCCCAGAACTCATCGGAATCGAACCGGACACCAGCGATGCGGGCATCCTCGTAGGCGGGGAACGCAACGACGCTGACATGGTCAAGTTTGGCTTCGACCCGTTCGACAAGCCCCGACCTCGGGATCGGGTCGCGTGGGCCAGGGATGATCGGGACGAACCCGGCAGAGAACGAGTCAGCGACCCCGTCACGGATCAGGATCAGCGCCTCGTTGCCGGCTTCGGTGTCAGACACCCGGAACTCGCCGTGTAGGCCCTTGGTGTCCTCGCGGAGACTGATCGACCGGCCGATCGGCAGATTTTTGTACTTGTCGTGGTTGACGTTCAGCTTGATCCGGTCGCCACGCTCACGGGTCGTCTTCGTGAACGCCCCCTTGACGAACACTTCGATGTACGGGCCGTCGCCGTCGTCAACTTTGGTTTCGACGCCGTAGGGCATGACGATGCCGAACACGGTCCGACCATCCGACCGGATCGACAGATCCACGTGGTTCACACGCTCAAAGGGGCGGAGTTGGTTCACGGTTGACCTCTCCGACGCGTACAAGGCCGCCAATTGGTTCTCCGCGGCATCGCGGGTTTCGTGGCAGCCCTCGACCGTGCCGCCGTCGTTCTTGACCACCGCGAACCCGTTGCAGTCCGCGTGGTTGTCATCGATATGCCAGGGCATTGATTATTGCCCTCCGTTCGACGTGACAGCCGGCAAGGCGGGCTGCGAGCCATTGGGCGACGTTTCGGGTGCTGTCGTCCCCGGCAGTTGAAGCTGGACGCTCACCAGACCGGTGTGCTCAAGCAGAGTCACATCACGTGCAGCCGTAGCGGCCTTCGCCGCATCATGCTTGAAACCCTCCTTGACAAGATTGGCGAGAGTGCCAGCTTCAATGGCGAAGATTTCAGCGGCGTCCTTCGCGTCCTCTTGCAGGAACGAGATGTCGGTGGCGTCGTACCAGAGCTCCGACCCCGATGGGAGGGCGACCACCGTCGAGAACGCGGCGGATGCCTCCTGCCACAGGTAACGCATGGTGATGTCAGCGAACCGGCGCTTCGCCGCCTGGTAGTTCCCGGCGTTCAGACTGGAGCCCTGCATTCCTTCGGAGAACTGGGCGATTACCGCGCCGACACCTGCCGCCGCGGCGATACGGGATTCGCCGGCACCCTGGACGATCTTGAAGTCGAGTTGCTTGTTATCGAGACCGACGACGGTGATGTCGGCGCCACCACCCAAGTAGAGGGTCTTTCCGGCGTTCTGGGGCCCGTTGTGCCGGTCGTCCATCTTCTTGACGAACAGATCGAACTGCTCGGGAGTGACCTCCTTGCTCAGCGTGAGCGCGAGATTGGGTGTCGCAGCCTGGTCGATGAACGCCACCTTGTGCCGCGTATACGCCGTGTCACCCAAGATTTCCCGCACCAAAGGCGTCAGCCAACTCATCCCGCGGTAGGTCGCCAGCGGATCAGGCTTGGGAGCGAAGTGAACAACCTCGCGGGGCAACAACACCACCGGCTGCGAATCCCGGCGACCTTCATCGAAGTAGAAGTAGGCCTTCTTACGGAACCCGACCTTGCCACCACCCGCACGAACAGGTTCGAGAAGGATGTCAACCCAGTCGGGTCGCAACCGGAACAGTTCGCCCTCGATCAGAGCCGCGTAGTAGTTGCCGGCCATGTCGGCGTCGAGAATCGCCTCGGCCAGAAAACCGGGCCGCTCAAGGGGCCGCAACGCGGTTGTCCCGAACAGGTCACCGGGTTTGCCGTTGTTCAGCTGCCGGAACTTGAACCGGGCCTGTGCGAACACCTCGAGCCGGATCGACTCGCATGTCCACACCACACCGTTACCCCGGAGGCCATGAGATACGAAACCGGTGAAGTTGTCGCCGATCGGTTCCGTCTTCGATCCCGGCACCGTCGTGGTGACACCCAACGGATACTGGGAACCCTGAAACCCGAACGAACCCCAACCAAACGACTGATTCAGCCACGCCGCGTAGTCCTCGATCGTGTACCGCTGTACGGGCGCGTCAGGTCGCCGACGTCGAGGCCATCTCATGTGAAGTTGCCTCCTAACGCCAAACGGCCATCGGCACCAACGCCGCGGGGACCTCGGGCATGGTCATCGCGGCTTCCAACGCCAGCACGGCGGCGATACCGGCGTCGATCTTGCGGCCGTCTTCGCCCTTCGTGAATACGTAGCGGGTGCGGCCGTCCAACTCGTCCTCGACTTTGACATACGCTTTCTTGCGGACCATGGCGACGGTGTGACTCTCGAGGATCGGGTTCCCATCGTGAGTCAGTGGTCGGTCGGCGTCGCCTTCCTTGCCGACCGCGGCAGTGAACCGGTCGCAGGCACTGGACATACGCTTCGGCTGGTTCGTGTCGAGAAACTGCACGACATCCTCGGCCTGGCGCTCGGCGAGTTCTTCCTGCTCCGTCTGCCATTTCGGTGGGTCACCGAACCAACGGCCCACCCCGTAGCGAGCGAACACCGCATTCCAGGCCCGGACGATCTCAAGCTTCGGCATCCGCCAGCCCTTTGGAGCGTTCTCGGGCCGGAGCCAGATGGTCTGACGCTCTTCCCCATTGACCCAGTAGGTCGGGACGAACAGGTAGCCGTCTGCAGTGCAGGCCACGAGAGCGGTGGCGTCCTCGCTGATGGACCCGTCGAAACCGAGGCCGATGTGTTCCCCGTCAGCCACGACCCTTGAGGCGTCCACGAGCTCGGCCCAACGCCGCGGATCCACGGCCCGGCCAGCGGATCGGGTGAGAATGTTGCCGTAGAATCGGGACGCCTGCGGGGCGTCCCGATCGATTAGGTCGGCGGCCTCGGCCTCGATGGCGTCCAGGTCGACGTGACCGCCCTGGGGGCGCAGGACGTCGGCCGGATACACGAAGCGGTGGATCTTTCGGCGGTCCCGGCGGTTCGTATAGTGCAGGTCACGGGGCGGCTGGTCGAACTGGCGGTAGATGTCGGTCGCCTTTGACTCG